ATGAGACTAATAAAACTACTAGAACTAATGATAAAACTGAGTCTTTTTGCAATAGCATTAAGCTCAGTTTTGCTGAGCATTCTGTTGTTCAGAGCCACTGATGCAAAAGTTGAAATAATTCGGGGAGATCATCCAGAAATTTATGATGATTCTTCTGAGAATGAGGTGTCCACAACTTCTTTGATGTTGCGCAGAACTGTGCCAGAGGTTCTTCCTGGAAACTTCAAAGCACACTCTGATAGATCTAGAACAGAACGAGCTGAAAAGCAGGCTCCTACTCTCCAAGCTGAATCTAGCTCAGAAAAAGCTGTGTCTATCCCAGATAACCCTAACAATTGTCTGAACGCATCCCTAAAATGCGAGATCAAAGGAATATCAACTTACAATGTGTACTACCAAGTCGAAAACAATGGTGTCATTTATTCCTGTGTTTCAGATTCTGCAGACAATCTGGGGCGATGTGACAATTCTCAAAATCTCCCAAAGAAATTTCCAGAAGTCCCAGTGATCCCTATAACTAAACTGGACAACAAAAGACATTTTTCTGTTGGAACAAAGTTCTTTATCACTGAGAGCTTAGCCTCTGGCAATTATCCGATTTCCTATAATTCACATCAAACAGAAGGCATTGTTTCATTGCAGACCGTTAAGCTTTCTGGTGATTGCAAGATAACTAAATCTAATTTTGCCAATCCATACACCGTGAGCATTACTAGTCCAGAGAAAATCATGGGTTATATCATCAAGAGGCCGGGAGAAGATGGAGAGCACAAAGTTACAGCTTTTTCTGGATCAGTCAGTATAACGTTTAGTGAGGAGATGTTAGATGGAAATCACAATCTTTTGTGCGGTGACAAATCAGCTAAAATTCCTAAAACAAACAAAAGAGTCAGGGATTGCATAATTAAGTATTCTAAAAGCATCTATAAACAAACAGCTTGCATCAATTTTTCTTGGATACGTCTGATTTTAATCGCTTTGTTGATATATTTCCCTATACGCTGGTTGGTGAATAAGACTACTAAGCCTCTGTTTTTGTGGTATGATCTTATAGGCTTGATCACTTACCCTCTGTTATTGATTTTAAATTATCTGTGGAAATATTTCCCATTCAAGTGTGCCAATTGTGGTAACTTATGCATTGTTACACATGAGTGCACAAAAAAATGCATTTGCAACAAAAGCAAAGCTTCAAGAGAACATTTTTCAGAATGCCCTATACTTTCAAAGGAATCAGATCACGAATATAACAAATACAAATGGACTAGCATGGAATGGTTTCATCTGATAATAAACACAAAACTCAGCCTGAGCTTACTCAAATTTATCACAGAAGTTCTTATAGGATTGATTATATTGTCCCAAATGCCTATGTCGATGGCTCAAACAGCCCAATGCTTAAACGGTTGTTTTTATATCCCAGGGTGTAACCAAATGGTGACCAGCAAGTTTGAAAAGTGTCCAGAAGCAAATCAATGCTTCTGCAGCATTAGAGAGGAGAAAATAGTAGAAAGTATTTTCGGAACAAATGTTGTTATTGAAGGACCTAACAATTGTATTGCTAATCAAAATTGCCTGGAAAGCAGTCCTATGGACACTTTCATAAAGTGCAGGCTAGGCTGCGAATATTTAGAGCTATCTCGGAACAAACCCTTATTTAATAGTTTCGTGGATTATACAGGAAGCTCTTTGGGGCTAACCTCTTCAAGCTTATATATGACAAAAAGATTGAGAAATGGCATAATTGATTCGTATAATGTGACAGATAAAATTTCAGGGATAGTAGCTGGAGATTCTTTAAAACAGAATGAAACAAGCATACCTGAGAATATACTGCCTCGCCAATCATTGATCTTTGATTCCATCGTAGATGGTAAATACAGATACATGGTAGAACAATCTCTTCTTGGAGGAGGTGGAACTGTGTTCATGTTGAATGATAAAACCTCCGGAACAGCAAAAAAGTTTACGATTTATATAAAGAGCACAGGAGTCCATTATGAAGTTTCTGAAAAGTACACAACAGCTCCTATTATGAGCACTCACACAGATTATTACTCGACTTGCACTGGCAATTGTGATACATGCAGAAAAAATCAAGCTTTAACTGGCTTCCAAGACTTTTGCATTACACCAACATCTTACTGGGGCTGTGAGGAAGCATGGTGCTTTGCCATTAACGAAGGTGCAACATGTGGTTTTTGCAGGAATGTTTATGACATGGATAAATCCTACAGGATCTATTCTGTCTTAAAATCTACTATAATAGCTGACATTTGCATCTCTGGCATTTTAGGAGATCAATGCACCAAAATCACCGAAGAAGTACCTTATGAAAACTCTGTTTTCCAAGCTGATATACAGGCAGACTTGCACAATGATGGGATAACCGTCGGTGAACTAATAGCTCATGGACCTGATAGTCATATATATGCAGGAAACATTGCCAACTTGAATGACCCTGTGAAAATGTTTGGACATCCACAGCTAAGCCATGATGGTGTACCTATCTTCACCAAGAAAACTCTTTCGGGAGAAGATATGTCTTGGGATTGTGCAGCAATAGGCAAAAAATCAGTTACTATAAAGTCTTGCGGTTATGATACATATAGGTTCAAATCCGGATTAGAACAGATATCAGATATTCCAGTTACCTTCAAAGATCTTTCCAGCTTCTTCCTAGAGAAAACATTCAGCTTAGGGAAACTAAAAATGGTTATAGATCTTCCTGCTGATCTCTTTAAAGTGGCTCCAAAAAAGCCTTCTATAACTTCAACTAGATTAGAATGCAATGGTTGTCTCTTATGTGGGAAAGGCTTGTCTTGCAATTTCGAGTTCTTTTCTGATCTGGTGTTTTCAACCTCAATTTCTATAGATTCCTGTTCTCTGTCTAGCTACCAATTAGCTGTGAAAAAAGGATCAAACAAATATAACCTAACAATGTATTGCTCAGTCAATCCAGATAAGAAGAAAATCAAAATGTATCCAGAGGGAAATCCAGAACTTTCTGTAGAAGTTCCAATTAACACAGTAGTGGTTAAAGATCCTGAAAACATTATTGATCAGAATGATGAGTACGCTCACGAAGAGCAACAGTATAATTCAGACTCTTCTGCATGGGGTTTTTGGGATTACATTAAAAGTCCTTTCAATTTTGTTGCAAGTTACTTTGGATCTTTCTTTGATACCATCAGAGTTATATTGCTTATAGCTTTTATCTTCTTAGTAATCTATTTATGTTCTATGCTGACTTCTATGTGTCGAGGATATGTTAAAAATGGTTCTTATAAAATCCGATCCAAGATAGAAGATGATGATGATCTAGAAATCAAAGAACCTATGATGGTCAGAGATACAATGACGAGAAGAAGACCACCTATGGACTTCTCTCATCTAGTTTAG